CCTCAGCATGGTCCCGGAGCCACCGCTGAGAAACTCGTCGGAAACGACAAGTGGAATCTCGTTGAGTGGACCGAGCGATTGGAAGCAGTGTTTCCCTGGTGGGAATACGCTGTACCTCCAACAGTATGGCGAGATGGCGAATCTGCCCATCAGACCTACCATGTGGAAATCCTTGAACCCGGGCAGGAACGACCCGTAAGGGTTGTAACTGTTCCTAAAACGCCGGCGACACCAAGAATTATCGCGATAGAACCAGTTTGCATGCAGTATATGCAGCAGGGACTGTTGTACTCGTTCTTGACTTCCTTGAAGAGGGATCCAACTCTCTATAGGATAATGGGTTTCGATGACCAAGTGCCTAATCAGCATCTGGCAGAGAAAGGCTCCCGTGACGGGAGTTTGGCCACACTAGATCTTAGTGAGGCCTCCGATCGTGTTTCCAATCAGCTAGTAGAACTCGCTACAACCTTTGTGCCTAATTTTGCTAGGGCACTCCAGGCTACGCGTAGTACGAAAGCTGACGTTGATGGGCACGGCATTATTGCGTTGTCCAAATTCGCGTCTATGGGTTCAGCCTTCTGCTTCCCTATGGAGGCCGTTATCTTTACAACGGTCGTGTTCCTTGGGATAGAAGAAGAGCTCAAACGCCAGATGACCCGGCGAGACATTAAAAATCTCGTCGGTCAGGTACGCGTCTATGGGGACGATATCGTTGTCCCCGTGGACTATGTGCGTGCCGTTCACAGTACACTCGAACTTTTTGGGTTTCGAGTCAATGCTGGCAAGAGTTTCTGGACTGGTAAGTTCAGAGAATCTTGTGGAAGGGATTATTATGCGGGCCATGACGTAACAGTCATAAAGGTCCGACGTGATCTCCCTACTGAGCGGCGGCATGTAAAAGAACTCATTTCCGCAGTAAGCCTAAGGAACCAACTTTACGAAGTTGGTCTATGGCAAACTGCTTTCTGGCTCGACAAAAGGATTGAGAAATTGATCCCCTTCCCCGTCGTGCTAGCGAGTTCTCCAGTGCTAGGCCGGGTGAGTTTTCTTGGGTATGAAACCGAGAAGATGCACTCCTCACTGCATAAGCCTCTCGTAAGAGGGTGGATTGTTCGTGGCAAGATCCCAGATTCACATCTGGAAGGTCTTGGTGCCATGCTTAAGTGTTTGCTTAAACGCGGCGTAGAGCCATACGCTGACAGCCAACACCTGGAACGTGCTGGACGTCCCGATGCCGTCAACATAAAGCTCGGGTGGTACTCTCCGATCTAACCTGATTGGAGATGTTACATGGCGGTCACATTTCGTGTGACTGGCAGCTACACGCTGCGAAGGAGGCCCTGAGTCTCCTCTGGAGATTTAGACCTCTGGGG